GATATTAGGGAATTTTTCAGCTACATTGTCTCCGCCATAGCCGGTGTGGCCAAGAGAGGAGGAAATCCCCCCATCCATATATTCACCTTTGCTGTTGAAACTTCCCGTCTCAGATCCCAATAAATCAGATAAAGAATTTTTTGCCTGATGAAGGTTCACAATATAAGAATATTCTAACACCGCCTCTTCATAAGCGGCGTACACCTGACCTTCTGTAATCTCGATGTCAAGGACATCACCACCGAGCTTCTTGAAAACGTAACCAACTTGGTCCTGAGCACCTGTAATAAAAGCAACGCTTCCTGTGTATATGCCGAAAACTACTCCGCTTTCGACCTCGGCACCACCTCGGTAGTTTCCAATAAAGGTTCCCGAAGCAGGCAGCGTAATTGAGCTAGTGGCACTGACAGGTGATAGGTTTGTTGTCGACATTCATTTGATCCTCTTGATATAAATAGTTTTGACAAAAAGAAACCCCCCTCTCCCGAAGGAAAGGGGGGCCATAATTAAGAAATTATTATTGAGATTAACTATAGTTGAATTGACTATTGCTATTAAGCATCTGCGAATGGTGTTGCCATTGCTCCAGAACCGATAAGCGATGCATGTACTGCCCAAGATTTTGCCTCTCCTGTAGAGAGTCCTTCGGCTTGGCCTACGATGGCATAAACATGAACCACAGATCCGGCAATACCACCAGTTGTTGTACCATTCATCGTAATGTAATCATTCTCACCATCGACCGCTGCTGAAAATGCATTAGTTTCGTCGGCTGTTGTGCTCACGATTGTAGCACCACCCAAAAACCCGTAGGTATCTGTATTACAGATGATTTCATGATCACCTGTCGCTGTTACAGTTGTAACGAACGTGAAATGCATTCCCAACTGTGGGGTTGGCAATGTAAAAGTAGATGCTGCTGCCGTATCAAATACGCAAGTAGCGCCATTATTATCAGCAGTTAAAGTTGTGGCTCCGCCACCGCTCAACACTACTTGGTTCCCAGCGACACTTTTCATGGCTGGGTCCATATTGGTCCTCAATAAGTTTACCGCTCTTTTTGACATTATATAAATTCCTCCTTATATAGATGTTTTCCACATCCTTTAATTTAAAGGTGTGTATTATAAATAGTCTTCTATGGCACGTTTGCCAACAAAAAAAGCCCCTCAAGGACGAATCCAAGAGGGGCTTGCTCTTTGAGAAGCGTTAAATTATTGTTTAACCAACAAGGTCCTCAACAATAACAAGACCATACATATCAGGTCGAACCATCTTCTTAGCGTAACGAGTCATTACACCCTTACGTGGGGTGAAGTCATCGATACCGAAAATAGTCGGTGTGACCTGGAGAGGTACATATGGAGCGTACACGTAGCCACTTTCAAGGAAAGAGCCACCGCGACGACCTACGAGCACCACATTACGTGGGAAGTAAGGGTCGACATATACGTCCCACTTCTTGGTGAGAGAACCAACCTTAACAGCGCCAACCGAGCCACGGTCACCGTCGCCGGTTACGTCAGCACGGAAGCCGGATGTAAACTCAAGGATGCTGGCAACCTCGGGGGAGCAAACGATGAAGTTGGCTCCGCCACGAAGTGTCTTACGGTGGATACGAGCGGAGACATCATTAATTGTCTCACAAAGAGTCTCATACCACTCAGACACTGTACCGGTGAAGTCTGGAGTAACGGTTGTTGCTCCAATTTCAGCACCAGTCTCACGGTTAACAAATTTACCAGCATTTCTAGACCAGTAAAGAGTAGCGCCTGTGGCACCCATGATCAAGTCCTCAAGAATCTCACGGTCAATCTCCAAAGCGATTTGCTCAGAGAGAATACCAGTAAGCTCAACCTCAGCGTCGAGGTTGTGATAAGCATTAAGATCCTGGCCAAGCTCTGGGGTCCAACGGGCCTTCAACTTCTTGGTCATCGCTGTTACGGACACGGAATCAACCTTAAGGTCGATCTCTGGGATGTCGGCTTGGTTTTCAAGCCCCCAAGTGTCAGCACCAACAACAGCACCGATACCACGAGCATCAGCAACCTGGGTTACGTTGTCGAAGTTGTCTGTGATTGGGAAGTTCAAGCGTAGGGCGGTTGTATTCAGAAGATCTTTTCGGAGTTCACCGGTTTGAGCAAGTGAATCGGCCTGCCAAACCATCTTCAATTTGAAGTTGGCATTGGTTGGATCTGCATCCGAGGTTGAACCAGAATGAATCGCAGTCAATCGACGGACCAAAGTACCATTATCAGTTGAAGCAGTGGCGGAAATTGCCACAAGGTCACGGAGGTTCAGTTGTGCCCACTGGGCCGAGCCGGTCATGGAAGCGACTACTACACCCGAGCCAGAGAGGTCTGGATCGAAGCGAATAGCTAGATCTAGATCGGCATCGCCAAATGAACCGGTTCCGGAAATGATATCAGCGTTGATCGGCTCAATAGACTCGCCTGTGGATGCTGTTGGGGAGGCATAACCATTGTTAAGGTTATACGGGCCATCCTCGGCATTTTCCCCAGTGAGGTTTACACCACCGGTCAATTGCTGACCAACAACGCCACCACCATAGATGGAACTATCGGTCTCTTCACCCAGCTTGGCTGCTTGGAAAGTGAAGTCAAGGAAGAAAATGAGTCCCGATGGGAGGCTCATTGGTTGTACGCTAACAAGATCGTTAGCAATAAGGCCACCAAAGACACGGCGAACGAGAGGGAACGCTACGGAAGCGAAACCTTCAACATCACCGGCTGCCATTGTGGAAGCCTCACGAAGTAGCTCTTTTGCCTGGTTTTCCAGGAGGCGGGCCATACCATTTCTTTCGGAGTCGTTAGTAATTCCTTCCAAAAGACCGGTACGTTCCCACTTTTCAAGTAGTGCAGCACCTTCTTTTGCTAAGTCTCTATTAACGATACCTTCGGTAAGTTTTTCTAAAACGGACATTTTAAATTCTCCTTATGTTATCGTTTTTTATTAATACCTGCTAAGGCTTTCCAGCGATTGGACACTGTATCCTTAACAACTTTTTCCTCTTTTCGAGGAATAACTGCTGAAGGTCGACTTACCACTTCGCTCAGTGATTGTGGCCTTGACTTGACATCTTGCCCCACTGCGCTTTGAAGAGTTTCATAAATGACTTTTGTCTCCTCAACAGTTGAAGTATTGGATAGAGACTCGACAATTGTATTTTTTTGTCGCTCATTCAGGGAGGTGCTACCCAAAACTTTGTTTGTATAGTAAAGCTGAGCGTTGGTCAGATTGACCTCTTCTAACTTTACCTTTACCTTTAACAACAAAGATTTAATCTCGTTATTTTCTTCAACAAGATTATTTCTCTCGGTTGTCAAATTCTCAATTTGCTCGGTTAATTCAATCTCTTCTGTAGAATCGACTCTAACGAGCGGTCGTTCGGAATTAGCCTGGTCAGCAAAGGACTCTTGGGCTTCTTCCTCCTCGTTTACGCTGTCTTCAAGTTCTTCAACAGCCATACGAGCTTTAACTATATTTTCTATTTCTCTTTCCGTAGTGATGTTCGTTCCACCACCAGGGACACCAGAAGGAACGGGGTGAGTGTTAAAAGAGAGCTTTTCCAATAAATGGTCAACAAACTCATCTGGGATTTCGAAATCTTCACTAAGTCCGATTTCCTCCTCTTCCTCTTCTTCTTCTGGCTGGACGTCGACCACATCATCTCTTGAGACCTTTTCATCTTCTTGATCTGCCTCAAGCTCACGAGCAATAGCCATGAGGTCGATTTCAATATCTTCTCCCTCATCAGGACATGGGCACAAGTCGTCGCCGTCTGTATCAGCGCGGGCGACGTCAGCAAATTCGTCTTCGGGAGCAACGGCTCCTTCGCCTGGGGCAACTTCGCCTCCAAGGGGGAGAGCTTCCTCTTCAGGTTGCTCCAAAATTTGATTCACAGCTTCTTTGACCTCCGAAGAATACTTCTCGATAATAGCCTGCTCAGCGTTTTGAAGAGCGGCTTCTCGAAGCGCTTCGGCGTCGATAATAGCTTGTTCTAGCATCTTTGACATGTCATATACTCCATAAAGTGATTGCAATCAAAGATAAATAGTTGGTATAACTAGAAAACGCCATTTGTTAAAATGTGGAAGTACCGGCGTAGAGTTCATCATCTTCGTCGAAAGTATCGGCTAAAAAGTAAACTCGATCAACACCAGCTATTTCGAAAATCTGCATTTTTATGGTGTTGTTGGCTGTGATCTTGACCTGAGTTCCCCTTACATCATAGAGGGGTCCCCATTTACCAAAAGACCTGTTTGCTCCATAAACGGTGACATTAACGGCGCCCGCTGTACCCGTGGAGTCGAGATAAACATGTAAAAATCTCTGGTTTCCTGTCGAATACGAGGGAAACTTATTTATAGCACCTGCCGGGTGGGCAGAGGCTATGGTCTGTACTTGAACCTCGAAAGATCCGGAGACTTCAACTAAGTTAGTTGGCTGCCGTGTCCTCATTGTTCGTGGGTGTGTAAATCCCTTGTCGTATGCTGATCCCATTTTTAAAAACTCCTAAGTGCTCAATTTCTATTATTAAATAGTATCTCTTTCTCGTTTTAGCTTATCCAAAACTTTTTTTCGTTGCTTGGCCACACGGGCCTTTTTGGCCGATGGCTTTTCGAACCTCATTCTCTCACGGACATCCTGGAGGATTCCCTCTTTCTTGACCTTTCGTGTAAATCTTTTAAGGGCTCGCTCAATTGATTCATTGTCTCGAACCTTTACGTCAATATTTATTGGTTTCATTTTTTACCTTCTAATAAAGCATTCCAAACTCTTTTGTTTCCCAGAAGATTGGAGATGTCAACTCCGGCATCGCTTGGTGCTGTGTTGGCTAGTGGGCTGTGAGGGTTGCTCGTTTGGGTCATCGGTGTCGTCCCCTCAAAAAGATCTGCTCCATTGTAAGCGTCTCCGCCAACAGCAGACATCATTTTCTGTCGGGTCTCATTAATTTTCGCCTTTCGCCTATCGATCTCTTCTTGAGCAAGACGATTTTGTTCCTCTCTAGTGTCCTGTTTTTTCACACTTTTGTTTTCCACCAGAGGTTGGGTGTTGAGCCCTTTTACGACTTCAGAGATAACATTCGAAAGAAGACCTTCTTCTAAAAGGGCCTCCTGGATACACTCTTTAACGAGGGGCTTGATTAATTTTTTAAACTCACTTGATTTCATTTTAAACCTGCTATTTTTTTCCAACGATCTTTTTGCTTAGATTCGGCAACCGCCTTCTTAGCAATATCTCGTTCGGGACCCGATAAAAACCCTCCAACCTTTTTCTTTCTTTTAGGAAGCTTTTTGGTTGGCCTTTTCTCTGCCTTGGCAATTGCCGCGGCTGCTCGCTCTTCCGGAGACATCTCAGAAGTAGATGTTCCACCGGAGGAATCAGTTGATGTGTCAGTCGATGCTTTTGTCTTTGCCTTCTTCAAAGCTTGTTTTACCGCCTTCTTGGACGCCGTAGTAGCTCCGTGTTTCTGAAGCATCGCCAATGCCACACCCAGCTTATATCCTTTAACCCTGGTTCTTCCTCCGAGGGCCTCTTTGATTTCCTCGGCAGTCAAGGGCTGGATCTGCTTAGTTTGATCTGATTTTTCTTTTAGCTTATTTAAAACCTTTTTCAACATTCCCCGAAACTTGTTTATGTCAGTTCCGGCGGGAAGGCCATTTTCAACAGATTGGTCAAATACATAATAAATCTCGGGAGATCTCGTCTTCCCGCTTTTAAGTGGTTTTTTCATCTGGCGGCGAATTCGTTTATTGATTTGAGAGACGCTCTTTCTTATTCTATTGTACTTGCCCTCAAATTCGTCGGAATACTGTCGTTCCTGCTCATCCAATTCTTCGTCTTCATTAAGATTTTGAAAGGCCGAATACTCATCGTCTATGTCATGACCCCAGCTTTCAAAAATACTTGCCAGGTCCCTGTCGTCGATGGGTTCTTCAGCTTCAGGCTCGGAAGGTTCCCCCTCCTGTGCCTTTTCGTCGGCTCGGTCTTCCACTGCCTCTAGTCGGTCGTCTCCCATTACTATTTGATTTTGTACAGCCTGGGCTACTTGTTTCATTTCTTCTTGCTTTTGTTTGCTCCCCTGATACGAACGAGAGACAGTTTTGGGAAGAGGGTGAACTTTAAGATCACCATCGTCATCCAACTTTACCACATAATAAATCGGGACGGCCCCTTCACTTACAGGAGGTGTTACTGGTGTTGGCGGAGGAACAATTGGGTCAACAATCGTTTTTTCCTCTTTAGGAACAGGAACATCTTTGAGCGCCTGAGCCAAAACATCAAGTTCTTTTGCTCGGGATTTCCATCTGCCTTTTGCTCTCAAGAGGGCGACTGCTGCTCCAGAGGCAACCAGGCCGATCCCTAAAGCTCCCACCAGGGGATTGGCCCCCATGCCGACTGCTTTTGCTGCTGCTCCACCGGCTGCTCCAGCGGCTCCCCTCAGTGCCAGACCCGTAACAAGGGCCTTGGCAACTTTACCAACAATTACGATTTTCTGACCAGAGTCCAGGGCCATAAGGTCGCTAATTCCCTTCCGACCGGTTCCCATGCCTTGTGAGGCTGGGAGCGAACCATCGGGGCCAGGAGCCACCATTCCTTTACCTTGAACAACTTCAGCGGCCTGAGCATATTCAGGGTTACTGTTGATGAATTCTGAAAACTTAGGATCTAGCTTGCCGCTGACATTCCAAGCGGCAGTAGTGCCGCCCTCGTTCGCCTGCCAATCATAGACTGCTTTAAACCACTGTTCGGAAGCTTCACCTAAGCGTGCTTGACTTCCATATTGGGCCATAAAGTCTTCTGGGCTTACATTAGCTTGTTTGGCAAGAATTTCAACATTGCCGGCCAAATCTTTATAATCGCCTGAGCCGCCAAACTCCTTGGCTGCAGCGGCAAAGTTATTTAAAGTTCCTCGTGGAGAAGCTGTCATTTCGAAACGGGTGTCAACTAGTTGTTGAATCCCTTTTCCTGTTTTTGGATCGATTGAGACAGTCGGCTTGCCAGTTTTTGGGTCAAGAGCCGTAATCTTTCCTGTTTTAGGATCTACCTCTCCGCCATTGACCCCACCAGATATATCAGCCGAAGTTGCGGCACCTGTGACATATGCCCCTATTCCGGCTGACCCAACTAGCCCCAGGATCAGTGGTAAGCGATTACTCCGGAGACCTTTCATGGTTTCCGAATCGCCATATTTAGAACTAAGTGGTCCTTCGGGTGTTGATGCTTCGTCTTCTGGGGCGTCAGCTATGGCTTCCATTTCTTTGGCGGAAAGCTCAAAAAGCCACTCAAGTTCGCCGTCATCATAAATTTTAGTATTCTCCGTAAAGTGTTTATAAACGTCAGACAGATCGTAATCCAGCAGTTTATTAACGTACATCCTCAGAAGGCCAATAAGCTCATTGGCAATTACTGGCGATAAAGCACCTTTTGGTTGCTGCTCCTGCCCTGGCTTGTAAAGCTTGGTGGCTGCCACGAGGGAATCATAAGTTTGAGCAATTGCCGCCACGCCATTTCGGAATTGCCACTTATCTTTCATATTAGGGAATTCCGGAAACTCTTTGTTGATCTCGTCAAACAATGACTTAATTGTCGAGTTTGACGCCTTGGTTAGAGCGGCACCAAATTGTTCTTTTGCGGCTTGAACTCGCTTAGAT